CCATGTTCTTATATACTTCAATCTTATGATACAGCTTTTAGTGCCAAAGAAACTGCTGACTATAGTGCCATTACCACTTGGGGTGTTTTTAAACCTAGCGATGGAGCGCCTGAATCTATTATTTTGCTTGATGCCAAGAGGGGCCGTTGGGACTTTCCGGATCTTAAAACGAAAGCTTATGATGAATATATGTGTTGGCAACCGGACATGGTCTTGATAGAATCTCAAGCAAGTGGTATGCCTTTGACGCATGAGCTGAGAATGATGGGTATACCTGTGGTGAATTATCGACCCACTAAAGGGAAGGATAAAGTTACTAGAGTGCATAGCGCCTCGCCTGTATTTGAAGCGGGGATGGTATGGGCTCCTGACGCTATTTTTGCAGAAGAGGTCATAGAAGAATGTGCAGCTTTTCCGTATGGGGAAAATGATGACTTTGTAGATTCGACAACACAGGCTATACTAAGATTTCGTCAAGGTAATTTTGTGAAATTGGATTCAGACGAAGATGATGATGAACTAATACCAATACAACGAATTTATTATTAGAGGTAATAACAATGCCAAAAGTAGGAAAGAAACATTACTCATATACGCCTAAAGGGATTGCAATGGCTAAAGCTGCTGCAAAGAAAAAAGGTAAAAAAGTTTCGTATAAAAAGAAAAAGAAATAATCATGAGCAAAATAAAATTTATAAAGAGCATCTCTAGAATGACAAAGGATATGGCTGAAAGAATCAAAGACGGAAAAGTGGTCATGAAGTCAAAAGATCCAGAAATTCAAGCAGCCCTTAACAAAAAAGTTGATGAGCTGACTGGCACGAAACCAGCGACTGGCAAGCCCACCAAGATTGAAACTGTTACCACAGAAAAAGGTGTTCCCATCATTAGAGATGCTCGTGGCAATGTAAACAAAGAACTTACCAAGATGGCTGAAGATTTATTATCAGGCAAACCTAAGAAGGCGACTGGCACGAAGACTGTTCTTTCTCCAATGACACAGTTAAGAAACAAAAAATCCATAAAACCTAAGAAGGCGACTGGCACGAAACCAGCGCCGACTAAAGTTCCCAAAAATAAATCTACAGTTAAACCAGGGCCAACTAAAGTTCCTAAAATTAAAGCCAAACCTAAAAAGCTAGCTGGCGGTGGCATAGCCATTAAAGGACAGGGTAAGGCTTTCTTAAAATCTAAAAGATAAACACAGGAGAATATGGAATGGGAAAAATAAAAAAAGGCGCTGATTTCCTTAAAAAAACTATAGATAAGCTTAAAGATGAAAAAGCTGCAAGACGTAAAAGACGTATCGAAAGATATGGAGAAACTGGGGCAGATGCTGTGGAAATGGGTCACTTGGCAGCGTTTGTGGGAACCGCAGGAGCTCTAGATTATAGACAGCGAAAGAAAGAAAAAAAAGCTAAGCAAGGGAAAAAAAATAAAAAATACACTCCATCAAACAGAGCAGCTATAAAAGGTTTTGGCATAGAAAAAAAATAATGGCAACAGTAGACAAAGCAATTACAATTGACGAACAAGTAGATCTTAAAGTAAGAGATAGATCTAAAGGCATGGATATCGAAGTCGATATTCAAGAAGAACAACCAGAGCTAGATGCATTTGAACAACTCGATGATGGCACTCTTGTCTTTGGAGCAGTAACACCACCATTAGAAGATACAGATTTTTATGCAAACCTTGCTGAAACTATGGACGATCAAGATCTTGCGTCTATTAAAAATGATTTAATGGGTAATGTTGAAGCTGATAAAGATTCACGTAGAGAATGGGAAAAAACTTATCGTGATGGCCTTGAATATCTTGGCATGAAATATGAAGAAAGATCGCAGCCGTTTGAAGGCGCATCTGGTGTTATGCATCCATTGCTTGCAGAATCTGTAACTCAGTTCCAAGCGCAAGCATATAACGAAGTTTTACCCTCTCAAGGTCCTGTAAAAACTCAAGTTATTGGAATGTCAACTCCAGAAATAGACCAGCAAGCATCAAGAGTTCAAGAGTTTATGAACTATCAGCTTATGCAAGTGATGAAAGAATATGATCCAGAAACAGATCAAATGTTGTTTTATTTACCACTTTCTGGTTCAGCTTTTAGAAAAGTTTATTATGATCAAACAGTTGGCAGAGCTGTTTCTAAATTTATCCCAAGCGAAGATTTAATTGTCCCTTATGGGTCTACTGATTTACATAGCGCAAGTCGTATCACTCACTTGGTTAATATGTCTATGAATGACATACGCAAATTGCAACAAGTTGGATTTTATAAAAATATAAAACTTAATTATGGAAGCGTAGATCAAAATGATCAAAATGAAGTACAAGAAGAGATTGATGACATTCAAGGAATTAAACCTAGTTATTCAGATGATGAAACTTGTCAAGTTTATGAAATACATACAGACTGTGTAATACCAGGATATGAAGATTTAGATGCTAATGGCGAAGAAACAGGAATTAAACTTCCATATATTGTTACTATTGCTAATGACAAAGTTTTATCTATAAGAAAAAATTACAAAGAAAACGATGCTTTAAAACAACGCATTAATTATTTTGTACATTATAAGTTTTTACCAGGCCTAGGGTTCTATGGCTTTGGTTTAACTCATATGATCGGAGGCTTGTCAAAAGCTTCAACTTCAATTTTGCGTCAGCTTATTGACGCTGGTACTTTATCTAATTTACCAGCTGGCTTTAAAGCTCGTGGAATTCGTATTCGCAATGACGATCAACCCTTACAACCAGGTGAGTTCCGAGATATGGATGCTCCCGGTGGAAGTTTGCGAGACGCCTTTGTGCCACTGCCGTTTAAGGAACCCTCTCAAACTCTCCTTTCTCTCCTGGGAATCCTTGTAGATAGTGGCCGGCGTTTCGCATCTATTGCTGACTTGCAAGTTGGAGATGCAAATACTAATGCTCCAGTTGGTACAACAGTTGCTTTATTGGAGCGTGGTACTAGAGTTATGTCTGCAATTCACAAAAGATTGCATGCAAGTCAACGTATAGAATTTACTTTGCTTGCTAAAGTATTTAGTGAATATTTACCAGAAAACTATCCATACCTTACTACTAATGGCAATCAAATAATTAAGTCTATGGACTTCGATGA